CACATCAAAAATCTCATAATGAGCGTATCGAGCGTAACGAACTTTAATGAGCGCTACCAACAAAATCTACATAATTTTTAGCCTAGTTTTCTTAATTAGGGGTCTCAGATGACTCCAAGACCCCTTTGCATAGGCTCTACTCAACTAATAAATAATTTAATTATTCTTTAGAACGGAATGTCCGAATCGTACAGCTCTTCTTCTGGTGCCTGTGGTGCTGTGAATGAAGGTTGGCCCTGTGCTGTGGTAGCTGTTGTTTGAGTCTTGGATAGAAACTCAATCTCCTCTACAACAACCTCTAGTTTGCTGCGACGCTGGCCGTCCTTAGTTTCCCACGAGCTGTAATGCAGCTTTCCGTCAATGGAAACCTTTGCACCCTTAGAGATAAAGCGTGAGAGAGCTTCGGCACGCTGGCCAAAGACAATGCAATCAATAAAGTTAGGAACGTCTTGCCATTTGCCTGTTTGCGGGTTCTTGCGGCGGTCATTAACAGCAACGCCAAACGAAAGGATATTTGTTCCTGCTGCTGTAGAGCGGAGCTCCGGATCTCTTGTAAGGTTTCCGGAAATATTAACGCGATTAATTGACATGTCTAACTCCTAAAAGTATTTATCGATGATTTTTTCAACGTCCATTACACGAGGCGAATACGAGTAATTAGCCATTTCCCAAACAAGAAACTTATGTGGGAAGCCTCTAATATCATCGCCATATAGAACTGAAACCCAGTTACCACGAGACTTGAAATAAATGTGCTCAACACAAGCGTTGCTGCGGTCAGTCCATGTCTTCCCATAAAGCTCTAGAGCGTCACACAGCTCTTGGCAGTACTTACTTCGCTCCATGTCTACCAAGCACCTCCAGAATCTCTTCTGGCGTCTTAGGCATTCCCGCTTCAGACGAATAATCATCTATCGAATGAATAATAGAAACCTCAAGCTTTAATGGAAATCCTCTTGTGACACCATACTCAATGCCACTTGGCGTTACGTAGTAAGAGCACAAACAACAAAGTACTGACCCATCATCTAATGGAATCCAAGTTCGCTCGGTAGTAAATCCAGAATGGTCTTCCCAAGGAATATTTTGAGCGTCAAGCAATCTGCGTAGGTCCTTTGTGACTTTAGAAATAGCCATGCTATTGTCTACCTTTCTTTAATTGTCTGATAATTACTTCTTATCTAGCACTAACTAAGGGATAAAAAGAATTTCCAAGTTGAACGAACGTTTTTTGTAGAAATCAACTTGAATAAAAATTGCTAATTGCAACAAATTGCAACAAGCGTTTAAGGCATGGAGCGGTTAGAGTTCTCTTTGTTCAATGGTCCTAAGCGCGTCCCCAAACGCCTCTGCCGCTCCTCTATCACGTCCGGGGAGCAAATGGGAATAAATTCTCAATGTCGTTGCTGGGTCGGCGTGGCCAAGACGCTCTGATAGAGTTTTCAAGTCAACGCCGCTAGCCAAACACCAAGACGCGTGAGTATGTCGGAGTGAGTGGAACGTGATACCCTGAGGTAGCTGGAGTGTGCGTCTCATACGTGTAAATGACCTCGAGACGCTCGTAGGTCGCATGTAAGAGCCATCAAGACTAATTAGTGGTGTAGAAGACTCTACAAAGGCAATATGAGCTTTCTGAAGCTTCATGTAGTCGCTAATAAAACTGATGTCCGAGTCTGTAATGGCTATGTTTCTTGATCTCTTACCCTTTGTTGATTCTCGCCTGTATGGCTTTCTGTAAGATTCCTCAATAACAGTGCCGGATACGTGGATGTGCTTATATAGCATGTTCACGTCACTGTATCTAATAGCACAGACCTCACCGCAGCGCATACCAGTCACCAACGAAAGCCATGCAGCAAATGCACAAACAACACGAGAGTTAAACTCATTCTCTTGAATGGCTGTGGTAATTCTGGAATTAATAAGGGTACTTATTCCAGCAAATCCCCATTCTTCAATGGATACTGCCTCATGTACTTCCCTGGACGGTTTAGCTACATTAATAAGTGGGTTATAGTCGCATATTCCAGCGGAAACAAAGTAATTGTACGCACCTCTCAAGAACTGATGCAGGTTAATTACACTATTTCGAGACAGTCCCTTCTTCAACAGATCCTGTTCAAAAGAGGTAAGTAAAGAGGACGTAACACTCCTTACGTCCTCTTTGCCAAGCCTTCCATTGATATGGTTTCTAATGAAGCCTTCATGCTGCCTTGTAGTGTTAGGACTCGCGCCGTTCCTACGCTTAATCGACACGTATTCAAGGAGTAAATCCGTAAGCTGAGTGCTTTTAACTTTACCGTCAGATGTAATGTGAGAAGCCCACATACTGGCTAATTCTTCAGCTTCTTTCTGCGTTTTAGCTGCAGGAAAACTTGCGTATGGCTGAATGATTTTGCCGTTGAGATTCCTTCCCAAGTAAAGTCGACAACACCAGATTCCATTTGAATTTAGGCGAACTTTTATCGAGCGATTCATCAGTATCGCTCCATGTAGTTGCCCTTAAAGCGTTTCCATTCAATGATTGCGATAACTCCAATACCTGCAACAACCGCAACGTTTTGAGTGTCACCCGTTGCAGGTAGTACAGCCTTCTTCTTTGCCTTCTTTGCTGGCTTTGCTGGCTCGGACTGTGGCTCCGGCTCAGACTCCTCTGGAGTTGGCTGTGGTTGTGGTCCTGGATTAGGCTCTGGAGTAGGTGCTGGCTCTGGGGTAGGTGGAGTCTCCGGCTCTGTTGGCTGTGGTCGGTTATCGCCGTTACCGTTGCCGCCGCTGTCCTGGCTTACGTACTGGTATCGTGAGCCCTGCGTGGTCTCGCGGCTCTTTAGCTTGATTGCGTTCTCTGTGGTCTCTGTGCCTTCTGTCTCGTAGTACATGAAGTATTGGTTACCTTGGAAGTCAACGCTGGACAAATCCCACGTGAAGCCGCTGCCGTTAATTACTGGCTCGGGAACGCTCACACGTACCCAGCTTGCAGGGTCAATGTTGCTGTATGCGTCCATGTGAACGCGGTACAGACGGAATGAGCCAGGAATAATGCGTGTACCTTCTTGTGCTGTGTCCTCTAGTACAACGTTAGTGAGGTTGTCCGCTGCGTGGTTGAGTCGTACCGACCACTCGACCGTGCCGTGGTCGGTTTTGACACCCCACTTCGCAATGACTTCGTGCTGGATAATGCCGTAGTGGCGTGTCTCGAAGCTAGTTTCGACCACTTGCCCCGTGGCTTCATCGATAAGCCTTAGCGTGGTTGTGCCTGCCGCTGCGTCAGCCTTAACGTGTGCAGCAAGCCACAATGTACCCTGTACGTGGTCTTTGCCTTCAACCCATGATGTATAAGTGATCGTGACGCGTCCTGGCGTTACTTGTGCGTTTGCCATGACGGCACCGTCTGGCGCATATATGTCGAAGCTGGCCGCGTTTGTTGCGGGAAAGTCGAGAATATCTGGAATACCCAGTGAGAATGTGTCGCCTTCGTGAACCTCACCTTGTGCCTGCCAAGAAGCCGTCAAGTAAATGTCTTGGTTGGTGAATGCGGAGGTTAAGTCTTGCTTGTTCTTGTCGGTGACTTTGAAACTGGTAATCGTGGTTGGTACCGTCTGAGCTTGTGCGAGAGCCGGAACAAACACCAGCACCGCGAACACAGCAGCAGCCAGCCATTGAAGAATCTTCTTCATGGTTTTGCCTTTCTATTTGGTTGTTAGAAAATGGGGAATTAAAAATAAATGAGGAATTTAATCGCTAAAAGCAAAAGCAATACCAGCGAGAATGCAGAAAACTAGAACAACAATATCTGCGGCACCCATATGAGCCTCCTTTCTATTAGTAAGATGACTTACAAGAGTCTTTCAAGAGTCTTTTTGAGTGCGTCATAAATGACATAAATAATCTTGTTTTCACCGAAATCAACAACACGCATCCCACACGCAAGCGCAACATCACGCTCAAGTTTTGCACCACGAGAAACATTCCAGCCGGGCAGCATTACTACCGTGTCGTAATTAGTGATTTCTGAAAGGCATCGATGCATTGCCTGTTCCCAGCTAGAGCTTGCAGGAATCTGCGCAGCGGGGTTATAGATCTGCTCAGCATCGCCAAGCGCAGTGAGCTCTTCAGCAAACATAAACAAGCCTTTATAGTTCTTTGTGTTAGTAATCGGTCCTGATAAGTACACTCGCTTGCCATTAATGTCACTACCGAGAGTTTCACCATTACTCAAATATGCCAGTAAGGCATAACGATTGATGAGGTCAACAGCTTTCTCAACAGGATCCATTACTGTTCCTCCTGGATAAACTTAACGCACATTTCCGTCTCGAATTCTTCGACGGAACAGATTTCGGGTTCGAAATAATACGTTGGCACCAAGCGCAACTTGAGCAAAACGCCACAATGAGGACAAACACCATAGTCGCAGTCACCGTCTTGCATATCGACAACCTCAATGTTGGATGTCTTAATTGCCCCATCACAGTTGGGACAGAACTCATAATCTCCCTTACTCGTGTCAGAGTCGTATACATAGTTCTCTAACTCTTTAATGTCTCGATAATCACGCTTTGTCATTACGGCGCACCACCCTTGCGCCACAGTTAGGGCAGAATTCCCATCCATACCCCTCGTCTAGGTCTTCTGAGCACTCGCTGCAAACTTGCGTCTCGTCTTCTATTACTTGATGGCATGTTGGGTCGATTAAGTTGGCTAGACGAGTGAACAGCTCGCTGTATTCGCGCTTGTGCACATCTCCAAAAACAGACTTCATGACGTACCAAACGGGGTTAGCGTCACCAAAATCAAAGCCATTCACATACTGTCTCAGCTTCTCCGCAACCTTACGGCGCTCCTCAGGTGTAATATCACTCATCGTTATCACCTAGATGCTCTAGTTGGGTAGCGATGTCATCCAATTCATCGTAAGCCCATACGGTCGTACTATCGTCATTCATGACATTTTTAATTCGCTCAACAAGTGCCCCAATCGTTACAAGCTGTTTGTGAGTTACGTAATGCGCCAATACCGTTGCGTAAACTGGTTCTGAACCATTTGACAAGAAAATATTTGTATCCTCAAAGAGTGTTTTGTACCCTGTGACTTTATACTCATCGCCGTCGCTATCGTATACCGTGTCACCAATGCGGATAACCTCGCCGTCTTTGTCCACTGGCAACTCAAGCATGTTTGACGTGTCGCAGAGTTCAAAGATAACCCTGCCTATCACACAAAGCTCTTTAACCTGGTCATTTTCGATTAGTTCTTCTTCCCCTGTGAGAGCCTTAAAGAGTGTTGAGTTGGTAATGTAATAAGTGCTCCTCAACCTCTCAGCGATTGCTGCACGCTCTTCTTTAGTCAGCATTGCAAACTTCTTTCTCTTTGTCCTTGAGCCATGATGCAAACGCTCCAACAAGGCCATATGCGATTAGGGCATATCTAAAAGCCATCAGATATGCCACATTGTGCGGCTCAAAAATGTCCAGGCAGTCAGCTGTGAAGTAGACTAGAAAGGGCAGCAAAGCCACAAGAATTATTCTTTTTTTCATGAATTATTCCTTAGAATGCAAGCCATAGAGGCTTAAGAGAATCCGTTTATTAATGAGCCATCGTTTACCGGCTTTCTTGGCATACACCTCCCCTCTTGCGCACATCTTGCGCATCGTGGAAACGGGTATGCCTAATAGTTGAGAAGCCTGTTCAACGGTTATTAGCTCAGTGTTTCGCAAGCTCTCCATAAGAGCTAATCAATAAGCGGAGCTGTACAGTAAGCGGTAACGCACCAGTCAAAGCCTTTCTGCGTCATCCTGGCATAAGGCTCATTTGATTTGCCATCTCGGCGGGTGCTCATGATCTGCACGAATCTGCCTGTCTCAATTCCTCGCTTGGTTGGAGCATTGCTCCCCTGGCAAATCATTCCATCGGCACGGAGAAGCGCAAAGAGACGTTTGCGATTCATTAGAGGGTCATACTGTGCAAGGTATCGGGCAGCGTCCGTGATTGTCATCGTGCCTTTGACACTAATAACCGTGTCATACACTCCAGCTTTTGGTGCGAGCTCGTCAATTCTGGCACCCTGCTCGATGATGGTCGTATCTTTCTCAAAGAGCTTGCGTTGCTGCTCTTTGAGTTGAGCGTCCTTGCGCTGAATAGCTTCATTAGCGACTAGGACCGCACGAGCGAGAAGGTCTTCATTGCTTTCTGAACCATCTGTGACAATGTAGCCTCCGCTTTGTCTAATTGCAGGGAGGACGTCATGCGTAACCCAACGCTTAAAACGCTTTATGCGTTCAACTTTTGTCTCCCACGCAAGAAGCTGTTCGCGAGTTGCTTTGTTTGCTTTGGTTGGCTCAAACAAAAAAAGGAGATTGTAAAAACCGGCTTCACTGATTAGCCGTACTTCTTGTTTCCCGCCGGGGGTGTACATATGCGTACCCCCCTTCTCGTCATCGTCGAGACGCTGCATTGCTCGATTCCTATTTGTAATCTCTAGGAAGTCACAAACATCTTTAGCGACAAACCAAGGCTCGCCATCAGATCCTTTAAGGGCTCTGAGTTCTCCAAATTCTTGAGAACTAAAAACCTGTATACTTGTATTGTCCATTTAATCAGCCTTTCTACTGTTTTTGGACACGCTCTCCCACGTTGCCGCGTGAGGAGGGCTCTTCTTTTTTAATGACATTTTGACCACGTTTCAAAGGCTTCATGTGCTTCTTGAACCGTTTCAAAGCTGCCAAGAAACCAAAGGTTTCCACCGTCTTCTCTAACGTAATAGGCGTCGTTAAAACAACTCTTTATAAGAGATGCTCCCTCAATGTGAGATATTGTGGTATGTGGTGCCTTGGCTTTTTCTGGTTCGAGCTTATGCTCGACCTTTGGCTCCCAATGGTATGACCAAGCTGAGCCAGTATTTTGAGGTATTGGCATTTATTACTCCAGACATGCAAGCCATTGAGTAGAGACATTCAATGCATCAG